TACCACTACAAGCTCTATTTCCACACGGATATTTTGCCTAGCGTGGAAACAAGACCGTAAATTTAATACTCAGCGGTTGGCGCACAGCGTCAGCCGCTTTTTATATGCCGCTATAGCTCAATCTGGCAGAGCCGCCGTCTTGTAATCGGAAGGTCGTAGGTTCAAATCCTACTGGCGGCACCACACCGGCAGCACGTCCGGCAAATAACCTGATTTCCAAGCATGGCAGCCCAAGCAAGGGCAGAAAGGACACACACATGGCACTCAAAAGAGCAGATATCCGCAAGATTCTGGAAAACGCCGAAACCTCCAACGATGACAAGGCAAAAGCCATTCTGGACGCCTTGCACGAGGAGACCGACGCCCTCCGGGACGAACTGGATACCGAGAAAAACGCCCGCGTTGCAGCGGAAAAAGAACGGGACGCAGCCAACAGCGGTAAGCAGACCGCAGAGCAGGCGCTGACCGACTACAAGACCCAGCAGACCGCCAAGGAATCCAGAGCCGCCAAGGAATCCAAATTCCGGGAGCAGCTTAAAGCCGCAGGCGTGCTGGAAAAGTACTTTGACCGCATCGTGCGCTTGTCTGGCGATGACATCGACAAGATGGAACTGGACAGCAAGGGCAACGTGAAGAACGCGGACAAGCTGGCTGAGAGCCTGAAAACCGACTGGAGCGACTATGTGGGCAGCACCTCCACCAAGGGCGCACCGGTGGACAACCCGCCCGCAAACACCGGCTCCAAAATGACCAAAGACCAGATTTTTGCAATCAAGGACGCTGGCGAGCGTCAGGCCGCGATTGCAGCAAATGCCGACCTGTTTACAGGCGGCGGGAAGGAATAAGCTATGGCAGCAAAAGAAAATCTGATTACCACCACTGAGATCACCGTCAACCCCCGCGAGATCGACTTCGTGACCCGCTTTCAGCGCAACTGGGATCATCTGCGGGAGATCATGGGCATCATGCGCCCCATCCGTATGCAGCCCGGCACTGTACTGAAGAGCAAGTACGCACAGGGCACCCTGCAGAGCGGCACCGTGGCAGAGGGCGAGGAAATCCCCTACAGCCAGTACACCGTTAAAGAGAAGGACTACGGCAAGATCACCATCGAGAAGTACGCCAAGGCCGTCTCCCTTGAGGCTATCCAGAATTACGGCTACGAGGTCGCTGTCCAGAAGACCGATGACGAGTTCCTGTACGACCTGACCGCAAAGGTGACCGACAAGTTCTACAAGTACCTGAACACCGGTAGCCTGAAGGGCACGCCCAAGACCTTCCAGATGGCTCTGGCAATGGCAAAGGGCAGCGTGGAGAACAAGTTCAAGAACATGCACCGCACTGTCACCGGCGTGGTGGGCTTTGCAAACGTTCTGGATGTGGCCGAGTATCTGGGCACCGCAAACATCACCATCCAGAACCAGTACGGCTTCCAGTACATCAAGGACTTCATGGGCTACAACACTATCTTCCTGCTGTCCGACGGCGAGATCGCAAAGGGCAAGGTCATTGCCACCCCCGTGGACAATATCGTGATGTACTACGTTGACCCCTCCGACAGCGACTACGCAAAGGCGGGTCTGGTGTACACCACCGCAGGCGAGGCAAGCAACCTGATCGGCTTCCATACGCAGGGCAACTACACCACCGCCGTGTCCGAAAGCTTTGCCATCACCGGCGTTACCCTGTTTGCCGAGTATCTGGACGGCATCTCCGTCCAGACCATCACCCCGGGCGAATCGGGCTGACCTGCAAGGAGGTGACCCCGCATGACTGTGCCAGAGCTGTGCGTTTACACGCACAATTTTTTTGACCGGTACGATGCACCGTTTACAGGGCGGTTCATCATTGGCACGGACTATATCTGGGATGCGATCAACTTCAACACGGACGTGCTTGCAGAGGAACCCGAAAACATCCTGTCCGGGCTTGCACCGCACCAGTTCTACAAAATAGAGGGTTCTATCTTCAATGACGGCGTGCATCAGGCGGGCGAGCCTCTGACCCCCGAAACCTTTACCGGCACGGTACAGCCTATGCGGGTACCCAACGTTTTTGTGGAGCTTGCCAAGAAGATCACCGACTACGATGCATCCGACCCCGGCGGCGGGCGCTACGTTTCCCAGTCCTTTAACGGATGGAGCGGCACCATGGCCACCGGCACGGATGGCTTGCCCGCAGACGGCTGCACCCGCTACCGCCGGGAGATCAACCAATGGAGGAAACTGTAATGCCTGTAAACGATTTCACTAAATTCACCGTGATGGAGAATTTCACCAAGAGATTCTGTTTCATGGTCAAAAAGCTGGTATCGGACGGCTTGTTTGGCTCTACCACCACATGGGAGGACGGCATGGAGTTCCTTGCCATCGAGCGGCACGACCAGACAATAGAAGCGCAACAGGCAGAGCAGCAGGGCACGGCATCCACCTACTCACTCTATGTGGATAAGGGCATCAAGCTGTCCCCCTTCGACTGCATCAAGCGGCTGGACGATGGGCAGACCTACGAGGTGACCACCGCGAGCAGCGACAAGATTTCCCCCGCCGAAAGCCAGATGAATCTTGCCGTTGTGCAGTGCAAAAAGGTGGTGCTTTCCTGATGGGCGCAGCAGAAGCCATTACCACGGCGCTGAACAGCTTTTTTACGCTGTTCGATGTTCCTGTATACCCGGAGGATTTCGTGCCGCAGGGCACTTCCCTGCCCTATATCACGGTGCTGCCTGTCATTCCCAAGGGGTTTGACGAGAGCAGCACCTTCCACGCACGGATGTGGTATCCGGTGGACGGCGGAAAGCTGCCCATCATCCGCAAAACAGATGAGATGCGCGCTGCCCTCGGGGATGGGCTTACCATCGAGTGCGAGGGCGGCGCAATTCTTTTGTGTGCAGGCAATCCGTGGGCGCAGTCTATGGACAACCCCCCGGAAAAATACCTGTGCACATACCTTACTTTTGACGTCACATCCTTTGTGGTGGGTGTGAGAAAGGATAACGCATGAACAAAATGTATCACGCCATTTCGGCAGATGCTTTCAAAAAGCTTCAGTTTCAGGCCGGCGCGCTGCTCAAGAAGTTCGACCCGGAGGGCACTACCCCCATTGCAGCGGAGGATATGATCTGTCTGACCTCCGGCGGCATCACCGTCAGCTGCAAGCCCAACACCGTGGATCTGGGCGAGGATCTGGACGAAGTGCCCGAGAACACCTACCAGCTCAAGCACATTACCCGCTGGGATTGCGGGATGTCTACCACCTGCATGACCGTGAGTGCCGACACCATCAAACTGGAGTTGGGCGCTGCGGACGTGGAAACCAACAAGATCACCGTCCGCGAGGACTACGAAAACACGGACTTTCAGGATATCTGGTGGCACGGCAATCTGATCGGCGGCGGCTATGCCGCGGTCAAGCTGATGAAGGCCGTGAGCGACGGCGGCCTTGAGCTGAAAACCACCAAGGACGGCAAGGGCAACATCACGCTGAGCCTGAAGGGACACTACGACATGACCGACACTAGCAAGGTGCCTATGGAGTTCTACGTCAAGGAGGCAGAGTAATGATTCTTACCATCAATCTTGACCCCGTGGAAGCCCTGCCCAAGCTGTATGACGCAGTGGACGGCATCACCCACATGATCATGGATGCAAAAGACAACGTGAACAACCCGGAGACCAAAGCCGCCCGGGAGACCATCGTTGCCAACGCCCTGAAGCTGCTGGGTGCAGAGCCTGCCGAAACCGCAGAGGGCAATAAGAAGCTGACCCCGCGCGAGTTTGCGCTGGCTGCGCTGGACTTTATCAAGCCCCTGATGAAGCTTGACCCGCAGCGCACCATAAACGCCCTGCACCAGCTGTACACGCTGGAAAAGGGCGAGAAAGACACCCTGCCCAAGGCATTCACCGCGCTTACCAAGTCCGTGATGCAGGAGGATATGCAGGATTTTTTGTCATCGCTGGCCGACTTGAACGGCCTGAGTTTTGGCACTACGTCTGCCGCGCCGACCTCCAGCATCTCCGCGCCTACGGAATAAAGTATTTCGTCTGGTTCGTCATCAGCGAGATGCGCGAACGCCACCGCACAAAAGCATACCAGCTGTACACGGCTGATATGCTTTTTCTTTGTGCTGTATCGCTGGGGCAGCAGGTGGAGCAGTCCTTTAGTGAGATCATGGCAGAGTACGATAAGCCGTTATCCCAGCGCCGACACGAGACCACGCTGGAAGAAGCGCAGGCGTGCTGGGAAAAGACGCTTGCAGACAGTAAAAAAGCCGCAGAGCAGAACGGAGGTGGGAAGACCTGAATATTTTTAATTTGATGGCCACTTTGGGGCTTGATACCTCCGAGTATGAGCAGGGCATCGAGCAGGCCAGAAAAGAAACGCAAAGCGCCGCAAACTCGCTGAACCGCAGCGCAAACACCGCCGGGAGCGGCGTTTCAGGCATGGCAAGCCAGTTTGCAGCAGCCAGCGCAAAAGCGACTGTCCTTGCAAATATGCTTACCTCGCTTGGGACAAAAGCGGTAGGCCTTGCAAAGGGCTTTGTGGAGATGGGCATTTCTTATAACGCCCAGATAGAAAAGTACACCACCGGCTTTACCAATATGTTGGGCAGCGCACAGGCCGCACAGGAAGCCATGCAGGCTATTCAGGAGGACGCAGCCCGCACCCCGTTTGACGTGGCATCCCTGACGCAGGCAAACCAGTTGCTCATCAGCGCGGGTGAAAACGCCGCGTATTCCCGCAAGGTCATCAATGCACTGGGCGATGCTGTTTCTGCCACTGGCGGCGGCAACGCCGAACTATCCCGCATGGCTGCAAACCTGCAGCAGATCGCCAATGTGGGCAAAGCGTCCGCAATCGACATCAAGCAGTTTGCCTATGCGGGCATCAATATCTATCAAATCTTGGCAGACTACACCGGCAAATCGGTGCAGGATGTCCAGAACATGACCATCAGCTACGACCTTCTCTCGCAGGCGCTCATAGCCGCCAGCGAGGAGGGCGGGCGTTACTATAACGCCATGGACACCCAGAGTCAGACCATGAACGGGCGTATATCCACCCTGAAGGACAACGTCAGCCAGCTGGCCGGGCTTATGACCGGCGATCTTTCCTCCGGCATCGGCGTTGTGATAGGCCACCTAAACGACATGGTTGTCGCAGCACAGGAAGCCTACAAGGAGGACGGCTGGAAGGGTCTCGGGAACGCAATTCTTGAGCTTGACAACCCCATCAGTGCCATCATCAAAAAGTTTGGTCAGCTTGGCAGCGCGGCTGTTAGTGCACTGGATAAGGCAAGCTACTATCTGAACAAAGCGTTGGGCAAAAATGCTTACGCAGGGTACGACAACTACGAGGACTACAGGTCGGACAAGCAAAAGCAAAGCAACAGGGACCGTCTACGGCAGAATGCGCTTTCCGGCAAAAGCGTGAGCAACAAAAGCTGGTCTGAGCGCCAAGCAGAAGCAGCGGCCGCGAGTGGAGGCGGCGGCAGTTCCATCGTAACAAGCCCTTCCAGTTCCTCCGGCAAGAGCCCCAGCGCAAAATCCACCTCCAAGACCGAAACCGTCATAGCGTCCGTGTCGCACACCGCAACCACCACCGCACAGAATGCGCTGGGCGCTGTGACAACGAGCGTTGAAACCCTGCAGGAGAAGGTAAAGGACGCAGCGGGCAAAATCAAAGACCGCGTGACCGAGACCACCACCGAGACCGGCAAAGAGATGGTCAACGGCGTTGCTACCACCTATACGCTTGTGACCAAGAAAGTTACGGACACGAACGGCAAGATAAGCACCACGACCAAAAAGGTCTACGCCGATATGTCCAAGACCCTGCTTGGCACCCTGACCACCATTGCAGAAAAGACCTTCAACGGCATCACCACCACCACGCAGCAGGCCGTGGAAACCTATGCGGACGGCAGCCAGCACATCAAGACCACCGCCACCGAGACCGGCGAGCGCATTGTGGACGGCGTGCGGCAGACCTACACCAAGATCATCAGCTACGTTGACGGCGTACAGGACAAGGTAACAGAGACCGCGCAGAACATCGACAAGAGCATCAAGGCGACCCAAAAGCGCATTGAAGAGAACCTGAGCAAGGCACAGCAGCAGTTCAACAGCGGTATCTTCAAGCTTGGCAAGAACCTGTACACCGACCTCAAAAATCAGGACTGGGCGGCGCTTGGTCTGGACATCGTCAACATGATGTGGGGCGAGGTGTCACAGGAGCAGCGCGAAGTCCTGTCTGACTGGGCAAACAAGGCGCTGGAAGCCATCAACGAGGCTTATTCCGGCGGCGGTCTGAGCGAGGCGTTCAAGGCTTTTAAGCAGATCATGTCCAACGGAATCACAGCCGAGGCAGACGGCGTTACCACGAGCGTAGACGGGCTGAATCAGGTATTCCAGAAGCTTGGCATCAACGTTTCCGACGTCGGCAGCAAGATCATGGGCGTGCTGGGCACCATGGGCAGTCTGGGAACGCTTGCGCAGGGAGCAGGCGGTCTGATCGCAAAGATTGGCAGCCTGATCATCTCAAACCCGGAAGTTGCCGCGATCATCGCCATTGTGGCCGGTGTGGCGGCGCTGGGCGCTGCACTGTTTGCAAAGTTTGGCAAGAGCAGCGGAGGGCAGGCTGTGAGCCACTACGAAAGCCCCTTTGCCGGGCATGACGTATACGACAGCCTGACCGAGTTCTCCACCCGGGCAGCCATGCAGCACCGCTACATGGAAAAGACAACCGGCACGGATGCACAGCTTGGCATTTTGCAGCAGATCCGCGATATGCTGGACGAGCACTTACCGGATATCGGTACCGGGCAGCTTGTCATGGACGGCGAAAAGGTTGCCGATATGCTCACGCCGCGCCTTGCCACCAACATGGATACCAGCATGGGCGTGTATACCCTGCGGGCAGAAAGGGGTGTTTAAATGGCGATCCACAGCGCAAAGCTGGGCAATTACGACACCCTTGCAACGTGGGGACTGTACATGAAGGTGGGAAGCCCGAACATCGGCGAGCCTGAGCCGGACGAGACCCTTGTGCAGGTCACCGGCTCTGACACGTTGCTCAACCTGACTACCTCGCTGGACGGCAAGGTGCACTACAAAAAGCGCTCCATCACCATGGAGCTGCGTTGCACCGCGCCGAAAAAACTGTGGAAGGTACTGCAAAGCCGTCTGCACAATGCCCTTGAGGGCAAGTGGCTGCAATGCGTGTTTGACGATGATCCCTCCTGGTACTGGGAGGGGCTCTGGCACGTCAAATTCGTGCCGGGGCGGCTTTCCGCTACGGTCACCATCACCGGCAGCTGCAACCCGTACAAGTACAACGTCTACGACGGCACACAGGATATCCGGTGGGATGACATCAACTTTGAAACGGACATTCTGCGAGACTACCGCAGCATTGCGCTGCCTGCCGATACGCCGGTGGATGTGGTTATCTACGGCGCACCGCACACCGCGGCTGTCTACTTCCAGCGCGGCGAAAGCGAGGCAAATGTGTCGTTGCAGGTCAACAAGACCGCCGCTGGCACGCTTGCCAAAACGACCGAGTGGCAGTATCTGGAGGGGCTGGATATCCCGGACGGAGAAAACGTCACCCTGACCTTTACCGCCACCGCTGCGAGCAGCATCACCATCAAATATCTGGGAGCAAGCTTATGAGTTACAAGATCTATGCCGGCACGCAGAACGGCGTGGACAGCTGGGAAAACCGGGTCTGTATCTATGCGCCCGGCTCTGCGCTGGAGACTACAAAGCTGATCAGCCCCACCCTGACCCGAGAGTTTGGTAAGGCTGGAAGTCTAGAATTTACCATCCCGCTGGGCAACGTGGCGCACAGCGCGCTGCAAAAGCTGAAAACGGTGGTGTCCGTGGAGCAGGACGGTAAGGAGATCTGGCAAGGCAGGGTCATGAGCCATGAGCAGGATTTTCTGCTGCGGCAGAAGGTGTACTGTGAGGGCGAGCTTGCCTACCTCAACGACACCGATGTACCACCCTACACCGCCAAGGATGTGACCATCCGGCAGTTTCTGGACTTTCTCTGCAAGAATCACACCAGCCTGACCGACAGCTATAAAAGCTTCCGCATCGGAAACGTCACGGTGGAGGAGCAAAAGCGGTATGTTCCGGTAGCCGAAAAGTGCTATCTGAAGCTGGACTATGCCGCCAGCAGCCCGGACGAGCAGGGCGACTATTACCAGACATGGGGTCTGTACTCCCAAAACGGGAACCGACTTGAAGAGAATTTTTCCTATATTTTTTCCGACTATGAGGACGTGCAGACCCCACCAGCACAAAACTGGCCGCTGAACGAGATCGTAACCGGAAAGGAGTACCTTGCCTGGCGCACGGGAGACAACCAGTTTACCCTCCGAAGAAACGCAGTCTCTCAGGGCAGCAAGACCTACGATGCAGAGCAGACCATTGTTACCCCGTCCATCACTACGCCAATAGAAACCTATAAGTTCGACAGTACCATTAAAGTGGCCAAAAAGAACACCGAATCCACAACGTACAGCATCAAAACGGAAAAAGACGGCACGGTCAACGTGTACGTCAACGGGGAAAAGTCCGCAGACTACACCCCGCAGCTTGTGGAGGAGTTGCACGAGTTCGGCGACGGCAAGAACTACGGAAAAACGTTGGACATCCTGCAAAACGAGCTTGTGGACGTGTACGGCGGCTATCTGGTAACCCGGCACGAAACGATTCCTTACCCCTTGTTCCCCGGTCTGAACAAGAGAGCACGCTATCTGGACTATGTACAGGACGCGACAGAACGCAACGTGCAGGGCATTACTTTCGGCACGAACCTGCTGGACTTGAACAGCTACGCCAAGGCCGAGGATATTGTCACCCGGGTGATCGCCATCGGCAAGAAAAAAAGCGGATGGTTTATTTGGGAGACCACCGATACTCTGACCGCTACTGCCAACGATGAAACCGCCCAGAAGCTGTACGGCCTTATCACCCGGTATCTTGTGCTGGACGGCACGGCAAACACACAGCAGTCCCTGCAGGACGCGGCAGACACAGAGCTGGGCAAGCATCTGCGCCTTGCGGACGGCATCACGGTGAAAGCCGTAGACCTGAAGGACGCGGGCGTGGATGTGGACAGGATTGCTTTCGGCAAGCTGACCCACATTATTTCCGCGCCACACGGCATTGATGTGTGGATCAACTGCAACAAGCTTGTAGAGCCGCTGGACAAGCCCGCAAAGAAGGAGTTTACCTTCGGAAAAAAGTTTTCCAGCATATCCGACCTGCAGGTGCTCAGCGCCCGCAAAGCAACCACCGCGTATGACCTGAGCCGCACGCTCAAGAGGTACGCATCTAGTGCGCAGTCTTATGCGCTGCAAACGATGGAGGCAGACGATGAAACCGTTTAAAGAAGTAATTGACGGCATCCGCAAAGCCGTCATGGCATCCGAGGTGCGCGAGGATCTCGCCCAGATGGGCGAGTATGTGGAGCAGTTCGCAAACACGGCAGGCGAAAACATCCAGAAAGCCATCGACCCCACCCTCTCCCTCTCCGGTAAGGCTGCGGATGCGGCAAAGGTGGGCGAGGCGATCAATGCAGAGGCGACCAGAGCGAAGGCAGCCGAGGAGGAGAACGCGAAGGGGATCGGGAGGTTGGAGAACCGTATAGAAGACATAGGAATATATAAGAAAGAAGATTTGCCGGCATATATGGGAGGATTTGCCGTAAATAAAGGAAATTATGTCTCATCAATACAATATTTAGATATTAAAAACAGATTGAGAACAATCAATAGAATTACTTCTTCTAAAGAAGCTTTTTTGCTTAAAGCTGGTAAAAAATATCTTGTAACCGTTAAGGATGGATACATGTATGCTTTGCAGCTTTTTGACTCAATCGGTGGAGCGGCATTGCTTGATTTTATATATAGAAGTGATGACTATAAGATTGAATACGACAGGGACGTTTATGCAGCATTTATGCTAAAAAAAATAGATGAATCGGATATGAACGTTTCTGAAATGAGCAGTGTATCATTGATACAATACGACAATATTGGTGAGCAATTAAACGCGGCTAATAAACAAGAAACAATTGCTCTTCCGTTTGATGAAAATAAAATTAAAGCAACTATTTACAAGGATAGCAATGGATATTATACAGACTTTAATGTAAAAAATTGCTTCATAAACAATAAAGGCGGAATAAATGTGTTTTTGTCTCCCGATGGAGATGATGTAAATGACGGATTAAGTATAAGGACGCCTAAAAAAACTATAGCAGGGGCTTTGTCTGTTAAAAACATTCAAACACTATTGATGGCTGAGGGTGTCTATAAATCCGGTGAGAATTTTATAGCTGGTGAAGAAATTGAAAAAAGTATTAACATAATTGGGCTTGGGAATGTTGTAATTGACAATGGAATAGGCAAAAAGAATGCTCCGATTTGCATAAAAAACTCTTGCTATATTGAATCTGTTCATTTTTCTTATGGGTGGAATACCATAAAAGTTTTACTTTCAGAATCTCAAACTGTTGTATTTTCAAAATGTGTCTTTTCTGATTCTGATAGAGGAGAAAATTCAAATGGGCTAAGTATTTTGGGCGGAACTTCCTATGTAATTGGTTGTAAGGCATATAATAATGCGTTTGATGGACTAAATTATCATGCCAACAACAATATTGTAAATCATACTCTTGAAGTAAATTGCGAATCGTATAATAATGGTTCTTCACACCTAACATTAGATATCGGGCAGTCTTCTAACGCTACCACATCACATGATGGTTCTTACATCGTCAGAGTAAATGGTGATTATCAATGTTGTCACGGTGGTGTGGTCGCCGATAAAGAATGTTTTTCCGCGAATTATGGCTGTTCAAGTGGTGTATCCACAGTAACAGACCCATCATATCCCGATAGAATGTCAAACTATTGGTCAAGTAATGCGGATATGTATTTATACGATTGCACTAGTTATGGTAGCAAGTATGATACCGCAATAATAAATGGCGGGAAAATTACAAGCAATATTAAATATGCTTCTAACTATCCGTCATAAAAGGAGGGCTTATTTGACTATTCACCCACACAAAATAGAAAGGACTGATAACATGCTCCCCATTATGGACGTTTCCCGCTGGCAGGGCAGCATCGACTGGGACAAGGTCAAGGCAAGCGGCCTTGTCTCCGGTGTGATGCTGCGGGCACTGGGCAACAGCGCGAAAGACGCGCCCAGCAAGCCGTACATCGACCCCACCTTTGAGCGAAACTACCGCGAGTGCCAGAGGCTGGGCATCCCCTGCGGAGTGTACTACTACTGCAAGGCGGTCAACACGGCAGAAGCAGACGCAGAACTTGCCCTGCTGCGCAAGGTGCTTACCGGCAAAACGGTGCAGCTGCCGGTGGCGGTTGACATTGAGGACAAGTATGTGCAAGCGCCGCTCGACAAGCAGACCCTGACGGACATCGCAGCCCATGCGCTGGGCACGTTAGAGCGCTGGGGCTTTTACGCCATGCTATACACCGGGCTGTACTTTGGCCGTGATAACCTGTACATTACCGGCGCGGCGCTCAAGCCGTACGACGTATGGCTTGCCGCCTACCGCAGCAAGAAGCCTGAACCGGGCTGGCCGTTCGGTTTGTGGCAGTACACCAGCAAGGGCAAGATTCCCGGCGTTGTGGACGCGATACCGGGCAAGATTTCCGGCGTGGACTTGTCTGTGCCCTACAAGGACTATGCTAAAATCATTGCAAAGAAGGGTCTGACCCGTCTTCGGGAGGGCGCATGAGCGAATCAATCATCGTGGCAATCATCACCGGCGGTCTGAGCCTGATCGGCGCGATCGTCTCCAATAACCGCACCGCACAGAGCATGGACGCCAAGTTGGACAAGCAGCAGGCCGTCACTGAAACCAAGCTGGAAGAGCTGACCCGCGAAGTCCGGGCGCACAACAACTTTGCCCAGCGCGTGCCAGTGCTGGAAGAGCAGATCAAGGTGGCAAACCACCGCATAGAAGACCTCGAAAAAGAGAGAGGAGAGTAATACATGGCAACAATCAATAACATTTTGACCGCACTTCCTGCCCCTGTGGCCCTCGTGCTCATGCTGGGCGGGTTCATCTTCTACGCCCTTGGATGTCTCCGGCTGGGCTACGGTGCCGCCGTCAAGGGCACTGTGCTTGACCTCATCGACCAAGCAGAGCGAGAAATCCAAGGAACCAAGCGCGGCGCAGAGCGCAAGGCGTGGTGCGTCAAGATGCTGCGCCACTATCTGGACAACAGCAAATGGGGCAGGCTGGTCTCGTGGGCTATCACGGAAGAGACCATGAGCAAGGTCATCCAGTTTTTCTTTGATCGGGCAAGAGCAGCCCTACAAAAGCAGTAAGGAGGATATCATGGCAAGCACTATATACGAGCAGAAACGATTTTGTGAAATCAAGAGATGCGGCAAAATCGACCATCTCGGTAACGTCCCTGTAATGGTGCGCAACGCCGGACAGCTTCCGCAGCCCTTCTGGCTCGGTGCTGCCCGTGGCGGCGGCTCGCATAGTCTTTCCGCCAGCGTTGCAAGGGCTTAATGCAGAACAGATAAAAGCTGTGATAAAACGTGCACCGCTTGGGAGGTATGACCGGAAAATCGCCCGGTTGCGGTACGTTGACCAGCTATGCCAAGTTGATATTGCAGCGCGTGTGCCGTATTGTCGGACATCAATCGGCAATAGGCTAAAAAAGATTGATAAAATGCTGAATGTGTGATATAATAATCATGAGCAACGAATTAGCTTTGGGTTTCTGCTCATGCAATTCAAAAGCGGCAGGCTTTCGGGTCTGCCGCTTTTCTTTTTGCACGGATTGTGGTATAATATTTACAGACAATTCGCCTAATGAATTGCTGGTGTGGTCTGGCCTAAAGATTTCTGCCAGCACAAGCGCACAGCTTACGAAATTTAGTCTCCCGCCCGCCTACTCGCAGTGCGTACCATGCGGGAGACGATTTTATATGGTGATGCTTATGTGCAATACAAAAGAAGAACGAGTGTCAAGAATCGCAAAATACTACACCACTTTTCACTTGTTTGGCGATTGGTACATCGTGCGGTTCTGGCCTAGACACTGCCACAGCTGGAAGCGGTTTATTCCGTTTTATATCCCTATGCACTTAGGAGACCCAGATTGAAAAGCTACGGCCTTTGTAGAGAGCGGCATTGCCTGTGGGCGGTTCCGCTCTTGATTTTACAAAAAATCCCCTGCTTTGCCGAAGCCCTGCGTGCCACGCGGGGTACTTTGTAGGCAAAGTGGGGGATTTTTTGTTTTACAGCAGCTTGTAGTGCTCCGCCAGCAAAAATCTGACATATGCCGGGCAGTCCCGGCTTCCGGCACACCAGTTCTGCACCGTGCGCAGCGGAATGCCCGCGCATTTTGCAAAAGCGGTCTGCGACATTCCGGTGCGGGAGATCAGCTCCCGCATGGACAGGTGCGCCAGACCCCAGATGACGGACAGCCGCTTCTTTTCGGCGTCCATGTCGATGCAGCCGGAAGCATCTTCCGGGATGGTCATGGCCACGTTGTTGAGGAACGCCACACGGGATGCTTCCGGTTCAGAAGCCATAACAAAAAGTTCAGCGGTAGTATAATCAACTGCTATACTTTGGTATACTTCCTCTTTGTCCAAAACTCTTTCCTCAGAAGTAGCAACCAAATCATCAAGATGAGATAGTTGAAACCAACTTACACCCAATGCATCTGCTATTTTTTTGATTGTTTCAATTTTAGGCTTTTTTTCTCCTCGTTCATATTGGCTGATGGCTTGAGGTGTAACACCAAGTCTACGAGCTAACTCTGCTTGCGTGATACCAACGGTAAGGCGCGCATTCTTTATTCCGATTCCAATTTCTTTTGCAGTTGCCATCTTTGTTCGCCCCCTTTCAAATGCGGTCTTTCACGGACAGGCTGATTTTGCGCACAAAGCCATCAGGGAACTTCTCACCGCTCCAGAGAGAACCCAGCTCTCCATCGCCGCCGTTGTCGCGGGGATACTTATAAAAAGCGGTCATGCCCAGACCATCGTTGACGCGGCGCAGCTTCACGATGCGGTCGGGAGCAAGCGCGATTTCCCGGGTAATCTTGCCGTTTTTGTCCAGTTCATCCTCGCACAGCCACTGAAGCGCCGAGATAAACTCGTCCATCGTAATAGTAGAGTGGGCAGCCCAGTCGTTAAAAATGCGGCTGTTGCCTGCAAGAACGATCTTCTTTTTAGTCTCAAAGCTGGTCATAGTAGTTATCTCCTTTTTTGTGCGATTTTGATTTCCTCTACTGTCTATAATATACACCCATTGAGTGCAAAAGTCAAGACTTTTTTGAATTTTTTACACCTATTGGGTGCAAACATCGAGCGCCCGCACAGTCCTTCTCTGTGTGGGCGCTTTTCTTTTTTTGCTTACAGTAAGCAAGCTCTAATCAAGCTCTAATCAAGCTTTAAGCAAGGTTCAATTAAGATTTTTTGTCCTTCGTTTGACGTTCGTTGCCTCTCCCGGTGTGACATTCTGGTACGATAAACGCAAAAGGAGGGGCGCTCATGTGGCACAAGTTTAATCCAAACCCGCGCGGCAGCAGCGTCGGTGACTGTGCAGTGCGAGCCGTTGCAGCTGCCACCGGGCAAAGCTGGGAGCAGGCATACATAGGGCTTGCCATGATGGGCTACGCACTGGGCGACATGCCAAGCGCCAACCGCACATGGGGCGCGTACCTCCAAAAGCGCGGATTTAAGCGCCGCCTTGTCGAGGCAGATTGCTCCACCTGCTACACCGCGGAGGATTTTGCAAGGGAGTACCCGCGCGGGATCTACGTTCTGGGCTGCTCTGGCCACGTTCTAGCTGTTGTCAATGGCGAGTGGATGGATAGCTGGGACAGTGGCGCAGAGTGCCCGATTTATTACTGGTACAAGGAGGACTAAGCAATGCCATACATTCCATACGGATACCAGCCCGGCTATTATGGGCAGGCAATGCCGGATCAGCTTGCACAGCTGCGGCAGAACGCCTACCAGCAGCCCATGATGGGGCAAGCGGCGCAGCAGACGCAGGGCACACCGTCCATCATTTGGGTGCAAGGCGAGGAGGGCGCAAAAGCATACATGGTTGCCGCAGGAAACAGCGTGCTCCTGATGGACAGCGAAAACAGCGCGTTTTACATCAAGAGCACCGATGCAAGCGGCATGCCGCTTCCCCTCCGGGTGTTTGACTACAAGGAGCGCACCACGGCCGCAAAAACGCCGCCACAAACGGCGCAGCAGGCCGGCGGGGAGTTTGTCACCCGGGCAGAGTTTGACGCGCTGGCAGCCCGCTGTGCGGCACTTGAGAAGCAAGAGCCTGCAAAACCTGAAATGGAGGTCAAATAAGTATGGCGAATCCTCTTTTTAATGCATTAGGCGGCGGTATGCCCGCCATGCCAAACCCTATGGGTCAGTTCGGGCAGATGATGCAGCAGTTCCAGCAGTTCCGTGCAAACTTTCAAGGCGACCCGAAAGCAGAGGTGCAAAAGCTGCTGCAATCCGGCAAAATGTCACAAAACCAGCTGAACCAGCTGCAGGCGATGGCGCAGCAGTTTCAGCAGTTCCTTCCCCATTAAACGTCTTTCCAGACAAAGCCTTTACAAGACTTAATCCTACCTTTTGCGCAGTTGATGATTGTACAAGGCTTACATCCGTAAGCTCTGGCAGCTTCGGAATACCCACTCCACACCTTCATAAAGTCACCAGATTTTGTGTATTGGGCAACCGGTTTGCTCAATGGGTTCAAAGACCCAGTTCTACCACGCATATTAGAATCGGCACGAAGCCCTGTTGCAATTGCGTGTTGTGTATTCCCCTTGCGAGAAATCCATTCGAGATTTCCAACAAAATTATTGCTCTTGTTTCCGTCAATATGATTTACACAAGGCAGATTTTCTGGATTTGGAAGAAATGCACTTGCAACAAGAACGTGAACAGACTTGTTTTTCTTTCCAGATTTATTGCAGAGCATTACCGTTTTGTATCCGCTTTTATGGCTTTTGGGAACAAGATTCTTAGATTTTCCGGTGTGGTTATAATTCATGCTTTTTACGTTTCCACAATCGCTCACTTCATATAATCCTTCGTATTCAGGAACAGGTAACCAATTCTCCATAAAAACCTCCGTATAGCATGGTGGATTTATCTGTTTCTATTATACCACAAAAATACAATATCTGCGCAGATTTGTATAAAAATTTTGAAAGGAGCTTACTATGAGCTTATCTACCGATTCTCCTATGATGACTATGCCGGTTCAGCCTGCAAATACCTGTTCTAATGGTGGTTTTGGCTGGGGTGACGGCGGCTTGCTCTGGATCATCATCCTGTTCCTGTTTGCCTTCTGCGGCGGCTGGGGCGGCAACTGGGGCGGCAATGGCAACACCGGTGCCAGTGTCGTTGACGGCTACGTCCTGACCTCCGATTTTGCCAACATCGAGCGCAAGATGGATGGTATCAACAACGGTATGTGTGATGGCTTCTACCAGCAGGCGCAGCTTGTCAACGGCGTGCAGCAGACCGTGAGCAACGGCTTTATGTCCGCAGAGATCAGCCGCGCAAACCAGCAGGCGGCGTTCATGCAGCAGCTGTTTGCCATGCAGATGCAGCAGCAGGAGTGCTGCTGCGAGAACCGCTCTGCCATTCAGGGCGTCAACTACAATCTGGCCACCCAGTCCTGCGAGACCCGGAACACGGTGCAAAACACCACCCGGGACATCATCGACAACCAGAACCAGAACGCCCGCGCCATCCTTGACGCACTGACCGCACAGCGCATCGAGGCAAAGGACGCAAAGATCGCTGAGCAGGGTCAGCAGCTGTTCGCAGCACAGCTGGCGGCATCTCAGGCAGCCCAGAACGAAACGCTCAAGGCCTACATGAGCGGTCAGCTGGCCTACTACAATCCGCGCCCCGTGCCCGCATTCCCGGTTCCTGCACCTTACCAGTACGGTAACTGCGGCACCGGTTGCGGCTGCAACGGTTGCGCCTAACCGAATAACGGCAACTGACTACAATTTGTAGCCTGTTCAGCCCCTGAGCTGATTTTGCAAACCAGAGCGCCGGGGCAAAAGTCCCGGCGTTTTTTCTATGAAAGGAGCCGATAAAATGGCCGAATTTAGCAACTCTAACACCGTCAGTGTGGCGGCGGGTGAAAACCTTCCCCTGACCGAGACCGCAGTAAAGGCCCCTGCCTGCATCGTACACCGTGCTGGCAGCGGTCTTGTGACCCTGCGGGGTCTGACCAATCAATGCAAAGCGCGTTTCAAGGTAAGCTTTGGCGGCAATATTGCCATTCCCACCGGCGGCACTGTGGGACCCATTTCCGTGGCGCCGGCTGTCGGCGGTGAGTCGCTGACCAGTGCGACAGCCATTGTCACCCCGGCGGCAGTCGAAAATTACTTCAACGTTTTCGTGGCCGCTTTCATCGAGGTGCCGCGCGGCTGCTGCGTTACTGTGGCACTCAAAAACACTAGCACGCAGGCAATCAGCATTGCAAACAGCAACCTGATCGTTGAGCGCGTTGCATAAAGAAAGGAGATAAAGTCATGCTGGATAAATTGAATCATCTGAAGGATGAGATGTGCGAAGAGCTCATGGAGCTGACCGACAAAAAGAATCGGTCCCCTGGCGATGTTGAGATGATCGGCGAGATCGTGGATATCATTCTGGACATCCACCGCATCGAGGATTATTGCGAGGACGGCGATTATAGCCGTGCTGGCGAGTGGGAAGCTGATATGCGCGGCAACTACGGACGTACCGAAAACTATAACCGGGGCAACAGCTACGCAAACCGTGGGCGGCACTATGTGCGCGGTCACTACTCGCGCGGCGATGGTCGGGAGCGGATGATCTCTGACATGGAAAACATGATGCAGGACGCGACCGGCGCCGAGCGTGACGCATATAAGCGTGCTCTGGACATTCTGAACAATATGTGATAAGGGGGGCGGCAGGCATGGACATCGTGGAAATCAATGAGCACATCCGCAAACTGAAATGCGAAGAAACGAACTGGCAGAGCGTGGAAAAGCTTGCCGCCCTGTGCACTGTGCGAAATGAGTTGAGCGAAGCGGAAAGCCGGGAAAACAGCCCCGCTCCAAAGCCTGAACCAGTCATGCAGATGGAGTATTCCACAAGACCGCAAAAACCGCAGAGCGAATTTGTAGAGGCTGCAAGCGCTGTGCCATTTAGCGGGCTGATGGAGGTACTGGACAGGCACATGAGCGCAATAAAGCTTGTGTACCCGAAAGAGTATGAGCTAGTAATGCGGAAGATTGTCTCTTTGTCTGAGTGACGATGCCCAATAGGGAGTTCATCAGGGAGTTTATGCTGAAGGCACATGGAAAGTAAGTCGCCCAGCCAAAAAAGCCATACATAGCAGCAGCCCCGGGGAGCCTGACGGTTCCTCGGGGCTGTTTTTGCGTTTATAAAGCTGTTTTTCAGCGGTGTGTTACCAAAAATGTTACCATGATAAAGAAAAGGACGTCAATTCTCAGCGAAATGACGTCCTTTTTGCATAGTGGAGGCGATGGGAGTCGAACAATTAAAAATGATGGATTGTCGTCAAAAATTCATCTGGGATGCACGAAAGGACGAAGGAATAATACGGATTTGTTGGGTTATGCCCGATTCGTTTTTTGACATTTAGAAAAAAGAGTGTTACCAAATGTGTTACCAGAATCACCCTTGAGCCTTCCTGAATGCAGCGGTCGTTGCAGCCGCCAAATCTTCTCGCTGGCCCTGCAATTCATGATGGTACACGCCGGAAGTGTCCATGTTCTTGCTGTGACCAACCAGCATTTTTAGCTGGCTGTCAGTCAGGACGCTTGATTCAACACTGACAAAGGTGTGCCGTAGCTCGTAAAGTGAGACTTTCGGCTCAAGCCCGTTTGCTTCCTGATACGATTCCCAGCGGCGATAGAGCGCATGCTCTGACGGAATCTGAAACAGCGGCGTATTGTATTGTAGCAGTATGCCTTGAGCCTTTAGGAGCTGTACCTGCGCCTCATAAGCATCCCGTGCTTCCTTGCCCATGTCAAAAGAGCGGATGGCGTTTTCATTCTTTCCGGTGGTCTGCTCCCGGTGCACGTTGATGCTGCGCCGAAGGTTGACCGTGTTCCCCTTGATGTCACCATACCAGAGACCAATCAGCTCCCCGGGGCGCAGGCCGGTCGCAACTGCAAATCGGTAGGCGTAGATATATTCATCAAATACCAGTTTTCCATAGTAGGTGCGGGTGTCTACGCTAAACAGAACCTTCAGGGCGGTGGGCTGCAAGATCGTGCGTTTCCCCATCCTGGCATTCTTCGGGATAGACAGGTCGGGGTGGAGCGTGGTGTACCGGTTTTTCCTGCACCACTTGACAAAGGCGGTTTCCGCAGCCCGGATCGTCATAAGCGTCTTTCGGCTCAACGGCTGGTTTGAGATGGGCTTGCGCTGGTTCTTTTTCTGTGAGCGCTTCCGGAACGAAACGTCGATTGCCTTTTGAAGATCGCCCTCGGTCAGCTCGTCAATGCGGATATTCCCACAGGTCGGCAGGATGTAGCAGTCTCCGTAACGCTGGCATTGTGTCACATAGGACGTCCCGCAAGTCAGCTTCAGCTCTTCCACCCACTCTGAATAAAGGGCACTGACTTTCTTTTTTCCGTCTCTGATGCTATCATCAAGCCATGCATCCGCTTTTGCGTTTGCTTCCCGTTGTCCTGTCCGACCCGGAGTGCTGCTGTAAAACCGTTTGCGGGTGCCGTTCTTCTGAACCGCAATGCACCAGCGCTTTTCCTTTTCCACCCAAAATGCCGTGTTGACCCGTTTTTTCATAAAATCCACCTCCATACACAAGCGTACACTGTGCCGCTGCCCTTGGGACGGCTGCGCTTTTTTCTTTGCTGCGGGGCGGCTTCCAGCTGCTTCTTCCCGAACCACGGACAAAAAGAAGCACCATCCGGGATCTCCTTCCGGCAGCATGGTCTCACGCATTTCATGGCTTACTCCTTTTTCTTCCCGATATATCCCAAGGCACCATTTTCAGCAGCGGCCCTTCCGGCCTTGTAGTTGATCTTCAGGTCGTCAATTGGAGGTTGTGGAGCGTCCGGGCATGGGTCAAGGCCCGCGATCTGCGCGTAGGTATACTGGTCGATGATTGTTCCGCATACACTGGCCCTGTTGTTGAGCGGGCAGTGCAGGTTTGCAGCTATCTCCGATATGACAGCAGGCGGGCTGCTGCCGTGACTGCCCTTCAGGATGAAAAGAAGCAGCCTTTTCGTCAGCGGCGGCAGGTTTACCACGAGACGGCTCAACTCCGCATTTAGCTCATCGTCAGCCTTGCCGTCATCTGGCGCTGTGTACAGATCTGGGTGGATCATCTCCATGAACACCGTGATGGGTGACACCCCGCACGCCGTGCACCAGTCCATGATCTCGTCACTGTCCGGGCTGGTGCATCCTTTTTCCCAGCTCTGCACGGTGCGCTCTCCCTTCTCAATGCGCCTTGCGATCTCCACTTGGCTCAAGCCCGCAGACACCCGTGCTTTTGCAAGCGCTTTCCCGATTTGGCTCGCCGTAAAATAACTCATACTGTTCTTTCTCCCCCCTACAAATTTTATTGCGTGAAATAAGCAAAAAATGGCGCAGAAAAAAGCCGCGCCATTCGACAAATTTTATCCGTATTTCATTTTCCTCTTTCTCATGGTAAAATTTGGTACATAAGTTGACACAATTACCAAAAATCAGGAGGAAAGCAAAATGAAAAACGGTCAAACAAGCAACAAAGACCCGGAAATGACCATCATTGACGGAATGCCCGCCAGCGTGCTTACCGGCACAGCTAAAACCCCGCAACCTTGGGAGGATTGAGCCATGACCAACAAAAAGACCGCCTGTTTCTGCAGCCACATCCGCGCTGCGCTTGCCTGCTACGTTGATATGACCCCGGAGCAGCAAGCCCTTGCCGCCATGTACGCCAACCGCAAGATCACCGGCCTGCACACCCTGCGCGCCGCAGCGGTAAGCCCCGGCGGGGAGTGCGCCGCCCAGTTGTTGCAAAAAATGCAGCAGCTGGACACCGGAAACCAGTAACAACGCGCATATTTTGCGCGAAGTCAGCGTAAACCGCGCGTTTTTCGCTTAAAAGTGCGCGTAAATCGCGCGATTCAGCGCAAATATCAAATTTTCAGCGAATTTTTACGCAATTAAAATCGATTGACGCTTACGCCAAGCAGTTGTAAAATGCAGTTGTAAACAAGTTTACAGGCCAAGCAACCGAGATTTCTTTGCGTTGTACTCCGCTTCCGTGATGGCACCCATATCCAGCAGCTGCTTAAACTTCAAAAGTTCATCAGCTGTGCTGGACGCAGCCTGGGTAGCGGCTTGCGGCCTCTCAGAGCCAGCTTTACAGTTCCTGAGAAAATCAGTTGTGCCACCGGGATAAACCGTTGTCGGCAAGTTGCTTTCCCCAAGAGGAAGGACGAAGCGAATAGAGATATTTTCTTTGCTGTAGGCTTTGTGGGTTTCAGTTTTTGCGGTAGCAGCACCTACAATCGCGCCTACAGGACCAGCAACGGCTGCACCGATCACGGCCCGGCCAATGCCGCCTTTGGTTTCGGTCGCCGTCAGATCGTCAGGCGCATCCGATTCGTACCCTGCGACTTCATCAAAACTGTAAATCATGCGTGGGCCTTTATCACCACTGCGGTGTCCAAAGTAAAACAGCCGGTTGACCTTATCGATAGAGACAAAGAGTGCATCGCGGTCAAAGATGGAATCGGTCTCTTTAAATGTTCTGCGGCGGCTTTCCAGTGTATCCCAGTATTCCGCAAGTGCAGCTGTCGGTTGCTTTGCAGCCCGAAATCCCAGTTTTGAAAAGAAGAAACTGCTACATCCTGCGCAGATTAGACCGTCCGCGCTCTTCTCACGGTTCAGCAGACCCAACTTGCCGCCGCAGACGGGACAGATACTTGCCATGATAACCACCTCACACATATTAAATACTGCATCAGATAGGAGGACACAATGAACGAAACAGACCGGCAAGGCTACATCGACGCTATTATCAAGCTTCTGGAACGCGCAGACCTGCGGGCGCTGCGCTTGATCTGGATCCACGCAAAAGGCCTTGTAAAATAGAATCAAGGTAGCAAAAGAAGGGAAGCCCTTACGGGTTTCCCTCTTTTTTTTGCAGCTTTTCAGCCATCCGCTCCAAAAGCTTCCAGTCCTCCGGCTCCAGTTCGGCCAGCATCTCCACAAACCGGCGCTTGAAGTCGTCACCCTCGTCCTCCGTGATCTCGGTAAGGAAGCTGGTGATCTTCTCCGATCTGGTGATCTGGTTGAACATCTCCCCTTCACCTGTCCGCAGCCACGTCTCGTTGACGTTAAACTCGCGGCAGATATCGGAGATCGTTCGGTCACTGGGAGCCTTTCGGCCTGAGCAAAGCTCAGAAACGAAGGGCTGAGAAACACCAAGACGGTTGGCAAAGTCAACCTTCTTGATATTAAGCGCTGCAATGATTTGCTCGATTCGAGTGTTCATTGGCGACGCCTCCTTGCACCTTTATTATACAGCAAGCACAAAGCCGTGTCAATAGAAAAAATTAGCTGAGCGAATAAAAAAGTGTTGACATGATAGCTTGGCTATGCTATAATATAGCCAAGCTAAGAAACACAAGCAAACAGGAGGTCAAAATTATGAAACGCTATAAGGTGTACGTCTACAACACGGTTGACAAGTTCTGGGACTGCTACGAGGTCAACGCAATCGACCCGGTGGACGCCCGGAACGTAGCCGTGCAGCGGCTGGTGGACGAGACCGGGCACGGTCTGGATGTCTACGAAGTGACCGACGTGTGTGCGATTAAGGACTAAGGAGGTCTGACATGGGAGATATTTATGATCTTGCAATTCACGCAAGACGCAACCGTGAAGTAGCTGACGAATATAATGTTGGCTATGTTGTTCCGACGAGAGGATACAACTGGTTCCGCTGGAAGGGATGCCGCCGGTCTGGCCAATGGATTCACGGCGCAGAAGCCGAGACGCATTGCGATGCACTGCAAGTCTACGACAATGGCGCATGGTACCCGGTCGTTGCTTTTTCTCACGGTTATATGGGCCCGGCGGCGGACTACACCGTGGCCGGCGTGAAGATGTTTAAGGAGGTCTGAACGATGAAAAAGATTGCAAACAAATCCATTCCACTTTTTCAGCTGGAAGAGAGCCATTTGGAGAACGAGTACCGCAGCGAGGGCTTCACGTATATGATCGTCAACGGCTATGAAGTCCGCTGGCCGAGGTGGAATAACTTCATGGCAGCCCTTGAAGATCATACAGCGGAATTCTTTCTCCCCGGCGGGACGTTGGAACCGCTGGGCGATAAAAACCATGAATCGTAAGGGAGAACAAAATGATTTACACCATCGAAAAACGGCACGTTTTCGGCTGCTATGATGGCAGCTATATGCAGAGTCATTATGAAGTCATCGCGCACACGCACAGGCTCCCGAATGGCTGCTTGGCATCCACAGGCGCACTGACCGTCCACACCTGCAAATACAAAAGGGAAGCGACGGAATACTGCAAAGCCCACGGCATCGAGCCGCAGCCGCCTTTTATTTCACCCGAAGAACCCGCCTGACGATGGCTGCATGGCAGCAGCCGAAACCACCCGGCAGCCAGCCGGGCAAGGTCGCGGGAGCCAACCGCAGAAGGAGATGATAATTTTGGCAAAGACGAAGAAGAACCGCACCGATCTGGCAGCAGAACGGTACAGCATTCCGGCAGATGGGGCACACGCAGCGGATACGCTCATCAACGTGCTGTTCGACGACTTAGAGCCGCAGGACAAGCTGTCCCTGCTCTGGATGGGAATGGGCATGGCAGCGGTACGCAAGAACGACAGCCAGAACAACCATGACGGGGTGGCGTAAGGAGGGCAAAACGGTATGAACAACGACAAAAAGCCCAGCCGCAAGCACGACTGGACTTCTACGGAACTGCATCTGATTGCCTTGTGCATCCAGTGCTTTGCGCTTGCAGTACAGATTGGCGCGCTCGTTGTTATCCTAGCAAGGCAATGACGGAAACAATGAGAGATGCACCGCCAAATGCAGCGGAAACAATCGCCACGATAACAGACAAAATGGCAATTCGCTTATTTGACCTATTTTCCTTTGCCTGTTCGCGGTCTTTGATTTCCTGTTTTTTCTGGCTTTCTTCAAACTGCTGGCGCAGCTGCTTCAAATCTTCCGCATACCGCCGCTGTACCTCATACAGTGTAGGCTGCTGCGAGACTTGCGGACTGGAATAATTCACTTTGCTGGCGTTCAGAATGCGCTCTAATTCATCTGTACGCTGGTTCATGGATCCCCGCTGATTCATTTTTTCACCCCCCCTCCCGCTCAAGTATAGCACAGGAGGGGCAGAGTACAAGGAGGACAAAACAGAACTATGACAGACATCATCTTATCCACCCAGAACGGCGAGCCGGTAGCATCCAGCCGCCAGATCGCCGAGAGTTTCGGCAAGGAGCACAAGGACACACTTGAAAGCATCCGGCAGATTCTGGCGGCGGAAAATTCCGCCACCAAATCCATGTTCTACGAGACCACATTCGAGAACCGCGGCAAGCAGTACCCCATGTATCTGATGAACCGTGACGGCTTTACGCTGCTGGCTATGGGCTTTACCGGCAAGGCCGCGCTGGAATGGAAGTTGAAGTACATCCAGGCGTTCAACGCGATGGAGAAGCAGCTGGCACAGCGCCCGCAGATTTCCCGGGCTGAACTGATGGCACAGGCGCTGATTGCCGCCCACGATGAACTGGAGCACAAAGACCGGCAGATTGCGGAACTCACGCCCAAGGGCATCTTTGCAGACGCGGTAAACGCCAGCAAGAAGAGCATCCTTGTGGGCGAGTTGGCAAAGCTGCTGTGCCAGAACAGCGTGCAGATCGGGCAGAACCGGCTGTTTGTCTGGATGCGGGAGCACGGATACCTCATCAAGGACCCAAAGCGCAGCGACTACAATATGCCCACGCAGCGCGCCGTGGAGCATGGCCTGTTTGAGATCAAGGAGACCACCGTGGTGCACTCCGATGGGCACACCAGCATCAATAAGACTCCCAAGGTTACCGGCAAGGGTCAGATCTACTTTGTGAACCTGTTTTTGAAGGGGTAAAGCCACGGCTGGCGCAAGGATACAAACTTATTTTGGAGGTTACTATGAAAAAACTGCATGTGAAAGCTACGTTTATTGAGCCGGTGCTTGGCACATGGCCCGCAAACCCCAATGTGGCCCGCGAGTTTATCGCCAGCAAGTCGCCGGATGCTGCAACCATCGAGGATGAAGTGGCGGCTCTTGGCCCTGATGCGGTAGCTGACAAGGGCATGACCGTTTTCCCGCGTGACCCGGACGGCAATCCGATTTTTTACGATTACCAGATCAAAGGCATGTTTAAGGATGCTTGCGGCATGCTTTCCCGCATCGGCGGCAAGACCGAGACTGGCAAGAAGAAGGCCGTGAACGAAAGCGGCAAGCTAACTGCTTACAAGAAGGTCATTGACGGCCTGATCTTCATTCAGCCCCGCATGATTCCGATTCTGACAAACGGAGAGATCAGCGACTGCCAGCGTCCGCTGCGTGCTCAGACCGCACAGGGCGAGCGCGTGAGCCTTGTAAACAGTGAGGAAATCCCGGCGGGCAGCACCTGCGAGTTTGACGTAATCCTTCTTGACGACAGCCACGAAAAGGTTGTGCGTGAGTGGCTGGATTATGGCATTCTGCGCGGCATCGGCCAGTGGCGCAACAGCGGAAAGGGCCGCTTTACCTACACTGCCTATGAGGTGAAGCCCTGAGAGCAAGGGCATGGCATTGACGGCCCTGATTCGCGGAGGCGATGAAAGGCTTGGCAGTGGCAAAGCACCGCTTGTCGCTGATAAGCCAAGCAATGGCAAGGCTGAGTTCGATTGGCCGTGCGATGCTAAGCGCGGCAAAGGCGTAGCGAAGCAGCGCGGGGCGTGGCAAAGGCTATGAGGTGAACTGCTGTGCAGTGGCAGCGCGTAGCATGGCAAGGCGACGGAGCAGCATTGAACAGCGATGAACAGCGATGGCAAAGCGAAGCTATGCGAAGCAAAGGCGCTGAGAAGCACAGACGGGCAAGGCGAAGGAATGGCAGAGAAAAGCGCTGATGTGATTTGCGAAGGAAAAGTGGTGCACCGTAACGATTTGCTGCGGCAATGCTTTGCTTTGGATGCATTGGCACGAAAGTAAAAGCATAGCAACGCGAAGAAATGCAAGTCAGCCTGCACGGCTGGCACACATCAAAGAAAAGAGGTTGAAGAAAGATGAAGGTCATACAGGGCACCTTCCGGCAGATTCCGTACTGGAAACTTCGGGGCCGGTTCCACAGCTGCGGCTACCGCGATCAGGAAGTCGCTAAGTATATCGGCATTGGCCGGGACACCATGAGCGGCAGGATGCAGGGGCACAATCCGTGGACAAGCGCAGAGATCACAGCAATGTGTGAACTGCTGGACATCCGACAGGATGAGATCGGGGAACTGTTTTTCCCCTCACTTGAGAAAGGAGAATCCGCATGAAGCTCAAATCTACTACTTACTACTGGTTGGCTGTCATTTTGGGCGGCGTTGGAATGGGCGCAGCTATGGGTGCAGAGGGCACCGCTCAGACCACCGGATACATCTCCGGCGCGCTGTTTGCTGTGTCGCTGGTGCTAATTTTGGCCGCTGTTCTGCTGGCTCGTCTGGGCTTTGCCGCAGAGGACAGGGAGAAAGCCGCAAAGCGGCGCAAGTACGGCAAGATCAACCGCACCCACGCCCGCAACCCGAAATACCCGGAGAATCAGGAGCGTGGGGCATGATGACGGCCAAAGAGTACGTTGAGGGCAAAGTCAAGTCCTACACGCGGCTTGCCGAACGTTGCAGGCAAGAAGCCGAAGCCTCAGATGACATTGTTGTCCGGGCTGGATACTCCGCACGGGCAAACGTCTGGGAGATGTGCGCCGAAGAAATGGACAACGTGCGGGAGATGCTGCAAGAGGAATCTGGGGAGATCACGTATGCCTGACACTGTCCACCATGTCATGTGGTACACCGTGTATGATGCCAAAAACGGCAATCTGCTTGCATCCGGCACATCTGATATGTGCGCCCGGCGGCTCGGGTATAAAAGTGCAAACAGTTTTGCATCCTCGGTTTATCATTGCCGCAAGAAAAAGAGAAAGCCGCACAAGTATTCCTTTTTTCAAGAAGTCATAAAGCGCGATGAGGTGGACAGTCTGCCACCGATACGCCGCAAAAAAAGAAGAGCCTGCCCGTGCGCCAACACGGACAAGCCAAAAGGGTGATGAGTCTAGCCGCCCATCACCACAAAAATACCACAACATGCGGCAAACCGCAAGGAGGTAAAACATGAAAACCTTAATTTTTATCGTTCTGTGCGCAAACCTTGGGTACATCGCCCTTGACTGGCGGCACAACAACAGGAGGTGAGCGTATGTGCACGGTACAGATTTATGATGCAGAGCGCCGGTTCGTGAACGAGATCCCGGTGCGCACCACGCTGGAGTGTGTGCAGTACGCGGACGACCTTGCAAAGGAAAACCCGGCAAGGATTTATGTTGTACTGGACGAGCACCGCAGCAAGGTTTACGAGAGGTGAATATTTATGCATTGTGATGAAAAAAAGCAGATCTGCTTGAACTATGCAAGCAACGTGCCGGAGTGGCAGCTAGGTCTCACGCTGGGAGCACTCGCAGACATTGGCGAGGAGGTTTCCGCACTCGGCAAAGTGCAGAAAGCAGTTGCCGGTGACCTTGCGTGGACAAAAAACAATCCTGACTGCGTCTACATGGGAACGATCCCTACCGACCGTGCGCTTGCCTGCAAGAATGCCGCAGAGGCACTCGGCAAGGCAATGTACGCGCTGGAAGTGATCCTTACGCAGTCCAGCCTGTTCCCTACCGCAAAAGACCTTGCCATTGCGGCAGATGCCGCATACAACGTACAGCACCTATCGCTGCAAAGCCGGTGCCGCGTGCACGGATGCCCGGAGGTGGCATACAAACATGGATAAAATGGAAATTTACAACAGCGCAAGAAAAGCCCCGCCGGAAGCCCTACGAAAAATCGCTGCCGGCCGCCTGAAGGGCAAAAGCGATATCAACCCTATGTGGCGTATCAAGAAGCTGACGGAACTTTTTGGGGCTGCTGGGATTGGATGGAAGTTCGATCCGCCGGTTTTTGAGGAGAAGCAGGGCGCAAACGGTGAGGTGGTAGTGCATTGCTTCACCTGCCTTTACATCAGGCAGGACGAGGAAAAGCCATGGAGCGTACCGATTCCCGGTGTTGGTGGCTCGCTGCTGATCGCAAGGGAGCAGGGCGGTTTACGCACAGACGATGACGCCTACAAAAAAGCCTACACAGACGCCCAGAGCGTGGCGTGCAAGGCACTTGGCGTGGGCGCAGATGTTTACTGGGAGGCAGACCCGACAAAGTACAGTGCGCGGTCAGAGAGCGTACCAGCAGCACCAAAGCGTGCCCCGGAAGTACAGGCAGCGCTGGACAGCACACCGATGATCTTAACGTGTGCTTGCTGCGGCAAGCCGATACAAGACGCCATGTATAAAGGCAAGCGCGTCTCCAACACGCATATTGCAAAAACCACAAAAGAAAAGTATGGACGTTTGTTGTGTTGGGACTGTGCCCAGAAGCAACCCAAAGAAGAGAAAGGATTAGAACATGCTTAACGTTGTAGCAATCATGGGTCGCCTTGTGGCAGACCCGGAACTCCGCACCACCCAGCAGGGCACCAACGTGTGCGCCTTCCGCATTGCTTGCGAGCGCAGCTATACCCAGAAGGGCCAGCAGCGTCAGGCTGATTTTGTGGATATTGTGGCATGGGGCAAGACCGCCGAATTTATCTGCAAGTTCTTCCAGAAGGGCAGCATGATCGCCATTGACGGCAGCATCCAGACCCGGCAGTATCAGGACAAGCAGGGAAACAAGCGCACGGCGGTGGAGGTTCTTGCAAACAATATCAGCTTTGCAGGCGCTAAGGCGGCAGATAAGCCCGCTGCCGCGTCCTACGAGCAGCAGACGAGGAATCATGTGCAGCAGGCAAAAGCCGCGCAGAACGCCCCGCAGCCGCGTTTCACGGATGGGCAGTTGGATGCAATACCGGACGCAGAGCGATACAATGCCGATTCTGCCGTGTTCTCGGACACCGACGACTTGCCGTTCTAAAGGAGGATATAAAAAATGAGCGTGAAAGGCTATAAGGTTTTCAACCCTGATTGGACGTGTAAGGGCAAGCAGTATACTTGCCCCGGCACTTTTGAAGAGGATGTAAACCCGTCTGTCTGCAATGTGGGTATGCACTTCTGCAAGAATGCCGCAGACTGTTTCCGTTACTATGATTTTGACCCGAACAACCACGTTGCTGAAGTAATCGCCCACGGCACGGTTGCAGAGAACGGTAACAAGTGTGCAACGAACAAGCTGGAAATCGTGCGAGAAATCCCTTGGGCTGAAGTCCTTGAGATCGTGAACACGGGAAAGGCTTGCACTGGACGTTGGAACAGCGGC